AGAATCCGCCGCTTTCCGGTCAGCTCCTCGAGCACGATCCGGAACTCAAACGGCTCCATCCGCCCCACCTCATCGAACGACCAGCCCGTGCGGATCGCCACCTGGGCGATCAGTCGGATCCATTGCGTTCGGTCACGACCGCCATACATGCGGTGAATTCCTCCTTCTCCATCGCCTCGACTTCGGCGACCGAGATCCCGTAGCAGCGAGCCACGGCCGTGATCGCCTGCTCGACTTCGTTGTCGATGGCGGCGAGGTCCGCATGGTCCCGCATGTTCAGGTTCCGCTTGTATGACTTCATCCGGCCGGTGTCCATGCGCCGCCGGCTTCGTCCTCGGTCACCGTCAGCGTGAATTCAGTCGGCTGGTCCAGTGAGCCGGTGACGCTCGAAGACGTTGCAATACCGGCGTAAGTGCCGCCGAGCGGGCCGCCTGTGATTTCAATCGACACTGCTGCGCCTGCTGCCGGCAGCGTGCCGTCTTCGCTGTGGCCGTTGAGGGTCACAGTGTACGGCGATCGAATTCCCGCCACGTTCTTGCGGTAGGCGTCACCCGATGCCGTGACGTCTACCAGGGCCGTCTCGCCGCCGGCGAACTCTATGCTGGTAATCAACACCGCCGTGCTGCCGATTGACGCGGTGACTCCGTTGAATGATGTAGCTGCCATGATTAACTCGCAAAGGTGATCGTGGTGGTGATCTCAGTGACGTACACGGGAACCGTGTCGGCTCCACGTTGGAAAATCTCAGCGGATCGGCTGGCTTCGTGAACCGACACGAAGTCGTTCGAGTCCCGCAGGTCGGCCAGAACGTCCGCCGCCAGCGCGTCGGCGTTGAGCCTGGACGAATGCAGACAGGCAAAGACGTACCGAGCATGGAACGGCCCGCCGCTGGTGCTGGTGCTGTTCGTCGCTCCGGAGTCCTCGAGGCCGAACAGGACCGCCGGCAGCTGCGTCTCGCGGTTCCGGATGTCCGGCGACACGACGACCCCGTTGATGTTGATCGCGTCGTAGATGTCTTCGTTGGCGGTAGCAAAGCTCACAGCATCGACCTCAGCTTTCCGAGTCCCACGCGCTTGCCCTGCTCGAGCTGGATGGCAATCGCCTTCTCCATCATGCGAGCCACGCGATCGTTGTAGATGCGACCGACAGGCCGGCGGAACGGCTTGGCGGACACCCGCTTGCCTTCCCACTTCGATCCGCCGCCAGGCGTGTATCCGCCTTCGATCATGTGGGACAGGTAGTTGTAATAGTGCTTCCCGTTGATGTACTGACGGGTGACGAGGCCGTCGCGGGTTCGCTTCGCCTCGACGCTGTAACTGCCTCGCTGCGTCAGGCTCTTCCGGACGCTGCGAATCTTGCGGCCCTTGCCGGCAGCCGTCTTGCCGAATGTCTCGATCCCCCGCCGGCCCTTGACGTAGGCCCGCGACTTCCGGCCGAACGGGATCCGGCGGAAGTTCTCGATGCTCTTGTCCCGCATCACGTCAAACGCCACCCGTGCGGCGTTCTGGAGCATGTTCACGCCTTTGAAGCCCTCGAGGCTGTCAAGGGTTCGCAGGTACCGCTTGAGGCTGGGCGTCGGGCCGACGTCGATAGGCAAGCCTGCCTTGTTCTGTCCGACGTATTGTCTCATCGTTCCACCGCCACGACTGTCAGCTCGAGATCCCGCCGCAGACCGTTCGGGTCGCGGATCTGCTCGATGTCGTAGTAGACGTCCCGATATTGCACCCGCCAATCGAAGCCAATCGACTCCGTGAACGGCATGCGGACCAGGGCGGTGAGCTTCCCAGACTGCCGGATCTCGCCGTCGTCGGTCTTGCTGACACGTTCCACCCGGAAGTCCACCATCGCGGTGAACTCGAGCGTGTACGCGACAGTCTCGGATCCGGCATCGTCGACCGTTTCCGAGGCGCTGTAGAACTGAACAGCATGACGTCCGCCGAAGCTCACAGGCCCCCCAGTTGATAATTCTGGATCAGGGTTCGCAACGACAGCGGGACGTTGTTGTACGTCATCGTTGAAACACCCTCCCGATCGGTGAACAGGTGGTTTCCCAGATCAAACACGGCCACCTTTACATCGGCCGGCACGTCGCCTGTGACGGACATCGACGCCCGGTACTCGCATCGGGTGTCCCATGTGCCCGAGGCCGTCAGACGGAATTCTGTGGCCCCCCAGACGTTCGCCAGATACCAGTCGGTCGTGACCGCTCCCTCGCTGACGCCATCGCGGTACTTCGTGACGCTCGAGATCGTCGGCGACGGACCGAACGGAACCTGCATGCCTGGCAGGATCGCGATCTCGATCGTGGTCGCCCGCAGATACCAGTTGGTCGCCTTCTCCCACATCGACACGCCGGCGTCCAGCGACCGCTGGAGCGCGGAGTTGTCATCTGTCCACGGAATCCGGCAGTGATCCCGGAACGCCGACAGCTGGAAATTGTGGGCCGACTGGCTGGTGATCTTCATCGGTTCCCCCGGAATCCAGGGCCGAGGCCCGAAGGCCCCGACCCCGGAGAAAGGCTGAAGGGATCAGCTCGCCGCGATCTGGAGACGCGCCGAGGAACTGGGCCGCATCCAGCGACCGTCTGCCCGCATCCGAGTACGGAAGGCGGTGATGCCGCTGGCACCGTCGGTCATCGCATCCGAGACGTACACGGGATAGCCGAACAGCGTCCCCATGTTGAACGACTGCTGGATCGTGCCAGTCGCGTTCGGAAGGAACAACGGCCGCCCGGTCGCGCCCGCATCGGTCAGCCCGATGACGTGCTGGAACAGGGCCGGCGACATGAGCCACGACTTTTCGAGGCCCCAGTACTTCGCCGGCATCCCAAACGTGACGTCCAGCAGATCCTGGTAGGTCACGCTAGCGATGGTGGTGTCACCGCTGCCGGTCGAGATGTCCGCGATAGCGGCGTTCCCGTTGAGCGCCTCATCCGGGAACGTGCTGGCGATGTCTGCCTCAGCAGCCAGGAGGCCGTCCGGTGCGGTGGCGTTCTGAGCCGCAGCGGTGCCGAGGTACTTGGTTTCCCAGAAGTACGCATGAGCCTCGCCGTGCTGCGTCAGGATCTCATCGACCGCACCGCCACGGTTGTCGGAGATCACCTCTTCAGTGATCTTCGTCTCGGCCGCCGACTTAAACGCGCGGATTCGCAGCTTGCCGAAATCCGGGTCGAAGTTGTCGTATGCCGTACCTTCGCCGGTAAAATCGGTGATGGTGGCTCGAGCGGTGACCATCGGGATCTCGGCGTCGCTCGCGTAGCTGCGAACCGTCGCGGCCTGAGCCACGTTGGAACGCGAAGCGAACAGGCGGATCATCTCGTCCTGAAGATCGACCGGGAGCAGGTCGGCAGCGTTGCCAGGCGTGCCGCCGATGTTGAAATCAGTGGTTCGCCGCTCGAAGCTGCCAGGCGACCGCATCTCCTGCTTGAGATCGCTCAGGAACTGCGTGCGAATCTCCTGCTGCGATCGCTGCTCCGGCTTCCGCTCGGCGCGGAACTCAAAGGACGGCGCGCTCAGCGACTCCCTTGCAGATGCAATCGTCTCAGCCTTGGAAATCTCAGCCTGGAGGCCACGGAATTCCACGTCGGACTTTTCAAGTTCTGCCACCTGATCGGTGGTCAGTTCCCCATCGACCGCCAGCAGCGCGTCGATCCGCTTTCGGGCTTCCATCGCATCGGCCCGCATCGAAACCAGGTCAGCCATTAGGCTTCCCCCCGTAAGTAGCGCGGGCACCCGGATAGGCGCCTGCTGTGACCAGAGACAGTTCGACGAGATGACCCTGTGTCACCTCGCGCATGCTCTGCTTGTTCGTGTGAAGCCATCGGTCCCCGTCGTCCTCGACGTAGAAACCGATCGACACTGCTCCGCTCATGTCGCCTCGCTCGAGCGCTTCGCGTAGATCCGGCCGCGAATCCGGCAGGGTCGCCGTGAACTCGAGGCCGTCCTTTGTTTCTCGGAACGACAGCGTGCCGGCACCGACCCGCGCGAGCGGAATGCCCTGCTGGTCGTGCTGCGTCAACATCACCGTGTTGTCGTCGTAGCTCAGCGCGCCCGGCTTCATCTTCTCGCGGAACGACCTGCCAGCACCCTGAATCGGATGCGACAGCTGCCCATAAGGAACCGCGATGCCGGTCAGCTCATTCGCTGACGTCGCCGTCGTCGTCGTCGACAACAGCCTGGTCTCCAGCTTCATCATCAGACCCCCCGGTCGTCTGCATGTTCGGCCCGACGTACATTTCATCGCCGCCGTCGATGGGCGCTAGCCCCAGTTCCTTGCGTACTTCGTTCGGCGTCATCACGCCCAGCTGCACCGCTTCCCGATACGCCTGCATCGACTCGTTGAACGAACCACGCAG